CGCATCTTGAGGAGATGGGAGGTGATGGGCATGGCGCGGGTGTATTCCCGGTGCAGCTTCTCGATGGTGTCCCTGTCGGTGGAGATCTTCTTCTCCCCCTTCTTGGATACCCAAATTTGGGGGAGGTAGAGGCGTTTGTAGAGTAGTTCCTGGAGTTGCAGGTAGCTGCGGGGATTGTAGGTGCGGCCCCACACCCCCTGGCAGATGATGTCGAAGTTACCCTCGATGCGCTGGAGGAGGGCTTGCATCTCGGATGCCATGGCGTCGCGCCGCTGGGTATCCACGAGGATGCCGCGCTTCATCATCCCCAATACCATGGGGAGGAGGGCCCTCTCGAATTCATAGGTGGGGGTGTGGGGTATGGCGGCATCAACCTCCATCGTCATCATCCCGTCCAGCCCATTGTAGATGAGTTGCTGGAGGGTGGGATCCATCTTGGGGAGGTTATCCGTTTCGATGATTCGCAAGATGAGTCTCCAATGCGTGGGAGAGTTGCACCATCAGGCAGAGGGCGTGGGATGGGGTGAGGGGTATGGTGGTGGGGGTACCCCCCAATACCACGGTGGCCTGCATACCCTTGGGGGTAGAGGTCACGAAGAGAAGTGGGGGCGGCTGGTAATCAATCATAGATGATCTTGCGGTTGATGGTGCGCCCCGTCTCGATCATGCGCGTCACCGCCTTGCGAAAGTAATCGTAGTCGATCCCCAGGATGTTGCACATCCCCTTCAACTCGGTGGGGTGTGGGGAGAAGATCACGTCGCGCGCCGACTTCTTGTCTCGGGGCTTGGCGTTGGGGTTGGTGGCATCATCCACGGCTTGCACTATGACGGCGAGAAGGAGTTTCTTCTCGGGCGACAGTGATAGATCGGTGTCCTCGAAGGCAAGGTTGTAGGCGAAAGAGTCGAAGTCGGGATGCAACAGGGAGTTGACGCGCTGCTTACTCATCCTTCTTGTTCCTGTCCTTTACCTTTCCAACCCGCATCACCTTCCATGACTTCTCGTTGCAGTAGATGCTGCCGAGGAAGCCTAGTGACTTAAGCCACTCTATTTCGTTGCTGTGGGACTTCAGCATGGTGTCCTCCACAGGGAAGCGAATCTTGATACCCATCTCCATCAGGTAGGTCAAGTCATATACGGAGTTGTGGGCCACCTTGCGGAGGGGGGATGCCATCAGCTTCTGCACCCGCAACCACATCTGCAACTCGGTGGGGGCATCCCAGAAATCGTGGGAGTGGAACCAGATGGGCAGCACGTACACCTTGGTGGGGGATGGGGCAAAGCAGATCATGGTGATCTGCTGGTTGGATGTCTCGATGTCGAAGGCGAACTCCCCGGCCTTGTAGATATCCTCCACGGCAGCATCCATGTCTTCCAGGGATTCCACGATGTGGATGTGGCGGCGGGGGAAGACGCTGCGGGCCTTCAAGGATTCTTGCCACGCCTTCTTCATGTCCATCGCCACCACCGGCAGGAGGGACTGCTGCTTTATCAAGGCGCGGGGGTGATGGGTTGCGATGACCCGGATGCCCCTATCGTAATAGAGGATGGTGCCCCGGTGGTCATTGAGGCTTTCGCCGGTGAGGCACCATAGGGAGAGGTCGCCCATCGCCAGCACCAGGTTGTGGGTGGCTGCTACCTCGCGCGCCTTGTGGTAGTGGGGGAGGTAGGCGGACTTGAGGTACCCGACCTTGTGGCGGGGATTCCCTGCGTCATCCAGGGGACAATCCTTCTTCTTGTGGAAGAAGTTGTTGGGGTTGTTGTGCTGGGGCAACTCGGGGAAGATGACGTGGAATTGGTGGGGCCCCAACCCGGCGTACTTGGCGGCGATGTTGAAAAGGGCAGCGGGGTACCCGGAGATGTCCTTCTTCTCCTTGAGGTCCTGGCTGGAGGGATAATCTAGGAGGATAAGCATGGTGCCCCTCGCCGGACTCGAACCGGCACATCACGAGGATAACAGATTTTGAGTCTGCCGCGTCTGCCATTCCGCCAGAGGGGCTAGGTGGGGGGATGCCGCCCCCCTCGCTCACCACTTGGCAGGTGACGCCGGGTGTCAGGCTGCCGCGAAATCAAGGACGTTGGTGTATTCCTTGCCGTTGCTGCCCTTGGCGGTACCGTAGACGATGACGGCGTCGAGGCCCACCATGTTGTCGAACTGGTCCTTCCACTTCACCCCATCGGCGAGGGAGGGATACAGCTTCTTGATGTTGCGCTTGGTGTACTTCTTGGCCGCCGGGGTAAAGTACATGCGGCCAGTGCGCAGGGGACGGTTGAGTTCCACGCCCGTCATGTCCTGCCCGCTGAGGGGCTCGCGGACCTTGAACTCGAGGACCACAAAGGGCTTCTCGTCGGTGTCCTCGAGGACGTAGCCCGAGACGTAGGCCATGTACTTGCCCGGCGGGATCTCGCGAATGTCCTCGATGTCACCGGGGGTCGTGTTCCAGAAATCCATTTTCGATTCTCCTTACGATTCGATCTGCTTGAAGATGGCACCCAGATCGAATGGTGCCTCTGCATTCACCCGATGGGGTGCGCTGCATTTCAGATAACCCATATCACGCGTGGTCTGCGTGTGCAACACCGGCTTTCCGTCCTTGCGGGTAGCGAGCCACACGTTGTTCATGTACCTTGCTACCACGTTGGGGAGTTGCTGTCCAAGGAAAGATGGGAAGGCCCGCATCAATCCTCCGGTCTTCTTGTTCTCGATGAGGCGGATATGGGCGATGAGGATGAGGTGGAAGTTATAGCGGTCGGAGGTGAGGCGCGCAATCTGATTCTCGAAGCGTTTGTTCATGACGCCCCACATCGACTGGTCGAAGCCCGCCTTGTCGTCGCTGATGCCGTTTTCCTTGAGGACCTGGGACATGCAGGTGTCATTCCAGAAGGTGGCCGAATCGACCACCAGGACGGTGTTGCTGTCCCATGTGGTGAGGTCCCCGAGGTCTTCATCAGGAAGCTTCCATTGGGTGGTGATGCCGATTGACTTCTTCCAACTATCGGGATCCTTGGCGGGGATGGAATAGTAGGAGACGTTGCCCCCCTTGCCTTCCTGCAGGTAGGCATTGAGGATCGCCAGGTTGTTGTCAAGATCGAGGATCCTGACCTTGTAGTCCTTGTTGGCGAGGGTGGCCATGAGGCCGGTCTTCCCTGCCCCGGGATCACCGAGGAGGAGAAGCTTCACTCGCTTCTGGTTGGGGTGGCTGAGGAAGGATGGCATGGATGGCTCCAATCTATTTCGTAATCATATACCCAGGAGGCGGCACCATCCGGGAGGATGATGTCGTAGATGGTACCTAGCAGATCATAGCGGTTGGGGTCAACCACCTTGATGGGGGTACCGGCGGGGTGGCTTCCCACCTGCACCTTCAGTTTGTAATCTGCTGCCATAGCCACACACACGCAAGGATGGGGAGGATGGTGATGGCAGCCAGGGACATGAGGAGGGCGGCCACCGCAATCATCTCACCGAGGAGGGGGATGACCCCCTCAAAAGTTACAAGGAATGCGCGCTTCGCGAAGGATCTCGCGGCTGAGGAAAACTTCCGCAGCCCATCGAGAAGCAAAGTCGGCAGACATCGGAGATGAAACCACACGGGATATTCCTTTCGATACGATACTCAGGGCACAATTGCAACACGGGGGGTGGGTGGTGTAGAGGGTGGATCCTGCGGTAGGGAAGGCGGCGTTGTCCAGCACATTCCTCTCGGCGTGGATGGTGTAGCGCAGCTTCGACTCGCGGTGGTTGAGGCGGGCGTTGCTATCGAGGATGCCGGGCGGGAACCCGTTGTACCCCAACGCCACTTGCCGCTTGTCCCTACCTACCAGGACGGCCCCCACTTGGGTGCTGGGATCCTTGCTCCACCCGGCGACGTGTTGGGCCAGGTGGAGAAAGCGATCATCCCATGTCACGCCACCCTCCAGACGCGGATACCCTTGATGCCGTCTTCCTCCACCGTGCGGATGGTGAAGCGGTAGCCGGTCTTCTTGCGGCAACGAGAGGCGGGCCCGCTGACTGCGCTGCGCACATCGGTGGCAACGAAGAAGCTGTCGCCCACCTCCATGGTAGCGAGGGGGTACTTCACGGGGCGACCCTTGGCGGCGGGGATCGGGACGTTCTTCTGGATAATCATTTGGCTTTCCTTTCTATGACGAGATCATAACCCATGGTGTTGAGGATTGCCGTCAGGGATGCGATAGTGGGGGATCCCCGGCGGAACCACCGGCGTGGCGTCTGGATATCGACACCAGCCCGCCGGTAGATCTGGATAACATGGCCTGGCCGTTGCTTCAAGAGGGAATGTAGATGTTTCAGCACGGGCTCGATGCCGGAGGCATGACCCTTGAAGCGGCGCTGCGCCAGGGCTATCTGGTGTGGGTGCTTTGGTTTTAGGGTCATGGCTTGCCCTCCAGCGCAACACGCGCAATCAAATGCGGGCACTTACCGTCTTTGGCCCATTCGGAAGCGCACTCGCGGATAGACGAGCAAGCGCAAGCGGACTCTTGCAGCGC